GCTGTTAACTACCACTCAGTTTCTGACATCGTAACTTACGGAATCACTAACTCTGCAAATTAGTAACTAACTGATTTTCAATACTAAGGGAGGGGAAATAAACTCCTCCCTTTTTTTATAACTTTAAAACTTTAAAATTATGGCATGTGATATTGCAAAAGGTAGAGTTGAACAATGCAAAGATCAGGTGGGTGGTCTTAAGGCGGTTTACTTTATCAATTACCAAATAGCTAGAGCTGACATAACGTACGACGCAACGGACACGGATATGATTACAGCTATTACTAACGTAGATACTTTATATAAGTATGAATTAAAAGGAGTAGATAATACATTCGATCAAGATGTAGTGTCTGATCGTAATGCTGGCACTACTTATTTTAGTCAAAAATTAAACATTAGATTAAAGCACCAAGATATTGCGACACATAAGCAAATTAAATTACTTTCCTATGGACGCCCTCACATCGTTGTTCAAACTAATAACGATCAATTCTTCATTATGGGACTTGAGCAAGGAGCAGATGTTGTAGGTGGTACAATTTCTACAGGTGGTGAAATGAAATCTGCTTCAGGGTATTCATTGAATTTCGTAGCAGATGAGAAAGTTCCTGCTAACTTCTTGAATGCGTCAACATCAACTGCGATGTTAGCGTTATTTACAAGTGCTACTTTAGTTACTTCATAGTCTAAATAGTTCACTAGACTAAGAGGGGGTGTCGATTAATTTCGGCATCCCTTTTTGCATTAAAAACAAAATGTAATTCTTTAAGTTATATTAACATGATAGTATTAGAGCCTAACACCGACCTTCAAGGATTCTCAGTTACACCGAGGAATGGAACTATTTTGGGGTTTGCAGATACATATGCAGCTAACAAAATGAAGTTAACCGATGAGGAGACAGGTGTGGTTAGAATTGTCGACATAGCTGGGAATGAGTTCTCCGTTGATTATTATTACCATTCATATAGTGTCACATTTAATCCTGCGTTAAAGGAAGGTCACACGTACAAAGTAAAAATGTACCTAAACTCTGAGACTTACGAAACATGGCGCGGAAAGATATTCTGCACATCACAATTTACCACGGAGCTAGGTTTTTACGGAGTTACTGAGTATAGTGTTAATGATGGAAAGTACACTGAAAATACAACAACAAACCAATTTATATTAAATGACTAATAACCACGTAATAGAATTATCTGCATATACATCACCAATAGTTACGGAAGACAAACGTAATGATTGGGTAAACTATGGAGAAGACAATAATTATTTCCAATTCTTAATCGATAGATATTCGAATAGTGCTACACATTGTGCGGTTGTGAACAATATTAGCAGATTAATCTACGGGAAGGGTTTGAGTGCCTTAGATGCGTCTAAAAAGCCAAATGATTATGCTCAAATGTTGACTCTATTTACAGCAAATGATTTGCGTAGAGTGATACAAGACTTGTATTTATTAGGTCAAGGTGCGTTTCAGGTACATTATGATAAAGGACATAAGAATATTGTAAAGGTATATCACATTCCTGTACAGTTATTACGCCCTGAGAAATGCGATAAAGACGGAAATATTGTAGGATATTACTATTCTGACAATTGGGAAGATCCAAAGAAGTTTGTACCTAAGAGATTTGACGCATTTGGTGAAGGTAAATCTGAGATAGAGATATTAATGATTCAGCCTTATTCAGTAGGCGCGAAATACTTCAGTAGAGTTGACTATCAAGGAGCGCTTGAATATACTGTTCTAGAGGAAAAAATTAGCGAGTACCTTATAAATGAGGTAACAAATGGATTCAGCCCAACTACGATTGTAAACTTTAATAATGGTACACCTACAGACGAGCAAAAAGACGAACTAGCAAGAGCTACAATAAGCAAATTAACAGGTTCAACAGGCAAGAAAGTAGTAGTTTCATTCAATGAAGATGAAGCTAAAAAGACTACAATTGATAGTGTTCCACTTAACGACGCTCCTGAACATTACCAATACTTGTCAGACGAGTGCAGAAGTAAGATATTAACAGGACATTGTGTAACTTCACCGCTTATTTTTGGTATTGCTACGACTACAGGATTCAGTGCAAATGCAGACGAGTTAAAGAATAGTGTAATACTATTTGATAATATGGTAATTCAACCTAAACAAAAAACTCTAATTGAATCAATAACTAAGGTTTTAACATTTAACGGCATATCTTTAGAACTTGAATTCATTCCTTTACAGCCGTTAGATAGCTCAGGAGAGTTAACGGATGGTGGTTCTAAACGTATTATTGATGGTATCAACTCACTTTCTCCATTAGTTGCTAATAAAGTTCTTGAATCTATGACTGCGAATGAGATTCGTGCGCTTGTAGGGTTAGTTCCTGAGAGGGGAGGTAGTGATTTACAGCCAAAAGAAACTACTTTAATGAGTGCTGAAGAGCATATTGAGTGGATTGATGGACATGAATATATTAGAATTGATAGTAGAGAGGTTGATTATGACTTAGAAGATGAATTAGATGCTGAATTAGAAGCGTTAAATTCACCAAAAAAGACATTATTATCTAAGATTGTTAACTTAGTTTCTACAGGAACGGCAAGGCCTAACATAAAATCTGAGCAAGACGGAACTATTTTTAAGACAAGATATAGATATGTAGGTGGAGTTTCTGACAATACTAGGGATTTTTGCAAGAAAATGATTCAAGCAAATAAGATATATCGTAAAGAAGATATTATTGCAATGGAATCACAAGTAGTAAATGAAGGATGGGGACCAGAAGGCGCAGATACTTACTCAATTTGGCTGTATAAAGGTGGTGGAGATTGTCACCATAAGTGGATGAGAGAAACATATCTTAAGAAATCAGATGCTAATTCACCACTTGCAAAAACATTTACACCAGCGCAAACACGTAAAGCTGGGGAAATAGCACCAACTAATGATAAACGCGTATACGAAAGACCAACGGATATGCCGTACAATGGATTCTTACCAACAAATAAACGATTCAACTAATGGCAGAAGCATTATTAATAGGAAAAGCAGATTTACAATCTTACACAGCATTAAATGGCAATGTTGATACGGATAAAATTGTACAATTTATAAAGATTGCTCAGGACATTTGGGTGTTACAATATGTTGGCACTGACTTAATGACTAAGATAAAGGCAGATATTGTTGCTAGTACATTAACAGGTAACTATGCGACGCTTGTAAATACGTATCTTAAGCCAATGTTGATTCACTTTACAATGGTGGAATACTTACCATTTGCAGCTTATTCAATTTCTAATAAAGGACTTTACAAACATAGTTCTGAAAATGCTGAGATAGTAAGCAAAGAAGAGGTGGATTATTTGGTAGAGAAAGAAAAACGTATTGCTGAGAATTACGCGCAAAGATTTTTAGATTATATGTGTTTAAATGAAGCGCTATTTCCTGAATATCAAAGCAACGGAACAGGTGATGTTTACCCACAGCAAAAGAATTACTTATCAAATTGGTATATATGATTAGAGAGGTTTACAAGCCTAAACAAAACAATGTTATTAAATTAGAGTTATATCTAAAGAAGATAAATAAAGATGGCAAACAAAAAGATAAGCGAGGTAACACCGAAAGCGTCACAACTACAGGACGATGATTTGTTGATTATCTCTGACTATAATGGATCTACATATGACACTAGATCCGTTACAGGTGCTAATATAAGACCATACAAGACTATAATGTTTGCTCTAACTCAAAACGGAACATCTGCACCTACTATAGACTATAGCTATACGGATGAGGTTACGCAGACATTTACACTAGCTAGAACAGGGGTTGGAGAATATACATTAACTGCATCTAGTGCTTTATTTACAACTAATAAAACTTATGTAACTTTTACTTCGACTGCTTATATGGGTAGTTTTATATTAGGTGCAAATAATGGATCGAGTACAGTTGTTAATTTTTTTAGTAGAAATAGTGCAAGTGGAGCGCTTGTAGACACTGCATTAGATGGCGCACAATTAGAAATTAAAATAATAAAATAAGATATGAGCTTACCAAATTTAGATAGATTAGTTGCTACGAAAGGAACTAAATTAGTGAATGATACAACGGAAGTAACTACACCAATTGCAGGAATCTTTGTTTTAGAAGACACTGTATTTACATCAATTAAAGTTAGTGGTACAGATGCTAAAGCTACGTATATTACTACTCCTGCAACTGCCGTAAAAGCTGGTGCATTAATCACAGGTCAAGGTGTGTTATTTAGCGGTATAAAATTAACAAGTGGATCAGTAAATCTTATTTTAGGGTAGTATGTTTTATGGTTACGGAATATTAAACAATCATGTGCCTACATTAAAGGCTACCGTGATGGGTGTAAATGGAGGTGGTGTGTCAGTTGACGCAGATGCACAAGCGTTCATTACAAATGCAGTAATTACCGATACCACTCAACAAAACTCAATTAATACTTTGGTTAAAAGCTTAAAGTCTGCGGGAGTATGGTCTAAAATGACAGCTATATATCCATTTGTTGGTGGAAGTGCATCACAACACAAATTCAACCTTAAAGACCCACGTGACTTAGATGCTGCTTATCGACTAGTATTTGTAAACGGATGGACACATAGTGCTACAGGTGCTAAGCCAAGTGGGACTGATGGATATGCTAATACTAAATTAATTCCATCTTCCGTTTATGGCACTCAACAACCATTGCTACATTACTCATTATATAATAGAACTAGTTTAACCATAACATCTTCTATATGGGCAGATGGTGTTTACTCAACATCGGGAATTGGTGGCATTTGTTATATGCAAAATTCTTTTACAACTTTAGCTCCTGGTAATTCTGCGATGATGGTTGGTTCATCAGACCCTGGAGGAACTTTGACTGGATTTAGTAGCAATACCGATGGATACTTTGTATTTTCAAGAACAAGTAATACATCATTAAAAGCATATAGAAATGGTACTTTGGTAGGTACTAAAACCACGGATATTAGTTCAGATACATATATACCAAGGTCTGAATTTTTGTTAGGTGCAAGAAATGATTCTTTTGATTTAACACTAAGACCTTCGTCTTATAATTCATTTGAAAAATCATTTGCCACAATTGGAACAGCACTAACAGACACGGAAGCATTAAGTTTAAGAAACGCAGTAAATACATTTAATACAGCATTATCACGATGAAAGTAAAAGAATTAACAGAAGTTCAAAAAAATGCACTAGTGGGTGAAACTTACGATGGTGTACAAGTCATGAATCCACCACAAGATGCGGATGGAAAATGGTATATATCACTAGAACTATATAATGCAATCACTCTAGTTAGAGCAAATGAATTAGGCGTGATTTCTTGGTGGTTTACATTACCTGAGATTGATTATAATCCTGTAATATTAGAGATTCCAGAATAATGCAAGAAATAAGTAGTATATTAAATTCCAAGTTATCACCTATTATGATATTTATATTGGTGGTGTTAGTAGTTGTATTATATTACTTTCATAAACCTATATCGACATGGTTTACTTCATTAATTAAACGTAAAGAGAAAATACAAGATATTAAGTCTTTGAAGAGTCATGATATCTTTTCAACTT